GAACACGATAAATTGCGAAAAGCAGCTGCTTTGGACAAACGTGCTACCGCTTCAAAGAAAGTTGGAACAGAAGGTGATCCACTTGAACAAGTATATGGAGATAAGTTAAGGAAACAAGCAAAAGATCTTGAAAGAGAAGTTTTTGATAGTTCTTTGTGGAAGAAGAATTATGTTGCTCCTAAATCTAAATCAGAATCAGTTATTTCTAAAGGAGGAATTACTAGTACTGAATCAGCACAAGCAGCAAAAAGAGCGATTGATAAAACATTAGGAACCAATATAAGTAAACAGGAACTTATGCCTAAAGGATTTAAAACAAGAGAGGAATTAATGGATGATTATTATAAAAAATTCGACTCAGTTGTAGATGATATAATAAAGCCTCCAAAAGACCGTTCAAATATGGGTATCATGGAACTTTTAGATGAAATAATAAAGACTCCTCCCAAATAAATGACCACTAACCGAGATCGTCTTGCCGCATTACGCAAGATTGAATTAGATTACCTAGATAAATCCGAAGCCAAAGAATTCACAATTCTCCTAGAAGAATTAGAGAAACGCGAGTTCCAAGAAAAATCCACTAGCACCTTCTTAGATTTTGTTAAATCTATATGGGAAGACTTTATAGAAGGTGATCACCACAAGAAAATGGCAAAAGCGTTTGATGATATTGCTAACGGTAAACTAAAACGTCTAATTATCAATATGCCGCCACGACATACAAAGAGCGAATTTGCATCACATTTGTTTCCGGCATACTTATTGGGGCAAAATCCTAAACTAAAAATAATTGAAGCAACCCATACGGCTGACTTAGCTATCAACTTTGGTCGTAAAGTTCGTGACTTGATTGACGGTGAAGAGTACCATGAACTATTTCCTGAAACTGAACTAAAAGCGGACAGTCGTTCTGCGGGTAAATGGTTAACGAACAAAGGGGGCGAATACTACGCGGCAGGTACAGGTGGTGCATTGGCTGGACGGGGGGCGGATTTGTTCATTATTGACGATCCCCATTCGGAACAAGATGCGATGTCCGATAAATCGATGGAAGAAGCATACGAATGGTTCATGACTGGACCACGACAACGGTTACAGCCGGGAGGTGCAATCGTTATTGTAATGACACGTTGGTCTAAAAAAGACTTAACAGGTCGTTTAATTAAGAAAATGGCACAGGATAAAGGCGCAGATCAGTGGGAAGTCATTGAATTTCCTGCAATTTTACCTAGTGGTAAGCCACTTTGGGGCAATTTTTGGAAACTAGAAGAACTTGAAAGTATAAAAGCGTCTGTTAGTCCGTCTAAATGGGCGGCACAATACATGCAAAGACCGACAGGTGAAGGTATATCCATTATTCCTAAGAAATGGTTTAAGGTCTGGGACGAAGATAAACCTCCCAAGTGTAAATATATCATACAAAGTTACGATACCGCGTTCTTAAAAAGTGAAAGAGCTGACTTTACCGCGATAACAACATGGGGAGTTTTTTACCCAGAAGGACAAATAGGTGAAGACTTATATGCGGGCGGAGAAGCGCATTTAATTTTGATAGATTGTATAAAAGAACGGTTTGATTTTCCCGAACTTAAAAACGAAGCGTTACGTTTGTATAGTTATTGGGATCCCGATGTCGTGATTATTGAAGCGAAAGCCAGCGGGATTCCGCTAGTACAAGAGTTACGCAGAATAGGTATTCCTGTAAATACTTTTTCTCCCGGAAAAGGTCAAGATAAGATAGCAAGATTGAATTCAGTCTCGCCAATATTCCAAGATGGGCGCGTTTGGGTTCCGGAGAATAGGTGGGGAGAAGAGTTAATGGAGGAGGTTACAGACTTTCCCAATGGTGAGAATGACGACTTAGTTGATGCTACGACTTTAGCATTAGCACGGTTTAGAGAAGGGGGCTTTTTGCAATTAACAACAGATTATCATGAAGACGAAATTTATTTTAATCAGCAAAGGGTTTATTATTAATAAAATTAATACTATGATGTTCACTTATGGCTATTGAAAAACAACCTTTATCGTTAGTTCCTGATTCGCAAGAAGAAATTGAACTAGAAATCACACAACAACCAGCAGAAGAAACGGAAGTTTTTATACAACCTGATGGTTCTGTTATTTTAGGCAGTGATATGCCTGATGAATCTTCTACAAAGTTTGGTGAAAACTTAGCAGAGTATTTAGACGAAAAAGAATTAAACACAATAAGCTCAGAATTAGTTTCTTCTTATAAAGATGATTTAGAGTCTAGGGAAGATTGGTTTGATTCTTATGTGAAAGGACTGGATTTATTAGGAATAAATTCAGAATCCAGATCACAACCGTTTGAAGGAGCGTCTGGAGTACACCATCCGATACTTGCGGAAGCCGTAACTCAGTTTCAAGCGCAAGCATACAAGGAATTATTGCCTGCAGGAGGTCCAGTTGATACCGAAGTGTTAGGAATGACTGACGATGCGAAGTTAGAAAAGGCAAATCGCGTTAAAAACTTCATGAATTACCAAATTACTTATAAAATGGAAGAATATGACTCCGAAATGGATCAACTTTTGTTTTATTTACCGTTAACTGGCTCTGCATTTAAAAAAGTTTACTACGATCCAGCTTTGGGACGCGCTACAGCACGTTTTGTTAAGTCAGAACACTTAGTTGTACCTTATTACGCAGTAGATTTACTCACTTCACCGCGAATTACCCACGTAATTCACATGAATGAGAACGAATTGCGTAAATTACAGCTCTCTGGTTTCTATAGAGACGTAGAAATGAGCTCTCCCGGAACAAATGTTGAAAGAACTGACGTTGATGATAAAATTGATGAACTTCAAGGACTTACTAGAACAATTAGTGACGAAGAATTCACTTTATTAGAAATGCACGTTGATTTAGATTTGGAAGGTTACAAGGATGTTGGTAAAAATGGGGAAGAAACAGGACTAGGATTGCCTTATATTGTAACTATTTGCAAAGATAATAATGAAATTCTTGCAATTCGTCCAAATTATAAAGAAGATGACCCAATGCGTAGAAAGATCGAATATTTCACGCATTACAAGTTTCTTCCGGGACTTGGATTCTATGGTTTCGGCTTAATTCATATGATGGGCGGGTTAACTAAGTCAGTTACGGCTATTTTACGTCAATTAATTGATGCAGGAACACTTGCTAACCTCCCCGCAGGATTTAAGTCTAGGGGACTAAATATTCAGCGAAATAGTGATCCGTTACAGCCCGGAGAGTGGAGAGATGTTGACGCTCCCGGAGGAAGATTACAAGACGCATTTTTACCGCTACCTTATAAAGAGCCAAGTAGTACTTTGACTCAATTATTAGGTGCTTTAGTTGAATCGGGTAAACAATTTGCTGCAACAGTAGAAAATCCAACAGGAGACGGTAATACTGAAGCTCCCGTAGGTACAACTGTAGCATTATTGGAAAAAGGACAACGTATTATGTCCGCGATCCATAAAAGACTACATTATGCGCAAAGATGTGAGTTTAAGATACTAAAAAGAGTATTTGGTGAGTTTTTACCGCCTGAATACCCGTATCAAGTACAAGGTGCTTCAGAAAACGTATTTAAAGAAGATTTTGATAATAGCGTAGATGTTCTTCCTGTTAGTGATCCAAATATCTTTAGTATGACACAAAGAATTACTTTAGCGCAGACACAGTTACAAATGGCACAAGCTGCTCCTGAATTACACGATTTACGAGAAGCGTATCGTAAAATGTATATAGCTTTAAATATAAAGGACATAGATTCAATATTGCCACCAGAGGAAGAAGCACAACCTAAAGATCCAGTTTTAGAAAACATGGATTCGTTAATGCAAACTCCTTTACAAGCATTTCCACAACAGAACCATGAAGCACATATCGCAGCACATACTGCATTTTTAGAAAATCCTAAAACTGCACAAAATCCAGCTGCAGTCGCTGCATTACAAGCCCATGTTCAACAACATAATGCGCTTAAATACAGAGTGGAAATTGAAGCTATGCTAGCACAACAAGGAATACAACTTCCACCTCCGGGACAACCAATACCTCCTGAAGTGGAAAGTCAAATATCAATAGCCGCCGCACAAGCGACACAAGCCATAACAGGGCAAGAACAAGCATTAGCTAATGCGATGGCTACACCTGATCCGCAACGTGAAATGTTCGAACAGCAAATACAATTAGAACGTGAACAGTTAATGCAAAAAGAACAATCAGATGTAAGGGATACACAAGTAGCAATGACTAAAGCTGAAATGGATGCTCAGGTTAAGAGAGAAAAAATTAAAGCAGATATAGCTAAAGAAAATACAAAGTCAGCAATCGAATTACAAGAGTTAGAGTTAAAAGCTAAAGCAGAACAAGATAAAAACTATAGAGAATCTTTAAACACTATTAGGAATAACAGGAATTAACGGAGAATAAGATGCATAGAAATAAAGATTACCCGTCACCTTCTAAAGTAGCTAATAGAGCAGAACCTAGTATGCCTAAAATGACAGACACTACTAGAACTGAATCAGTTACAGCAGGTAAATGTTTAGATAAGCCGGAAAAAGCAAAAGTAAAAGCGGCTTATGGACAGACTAAAGGACTTCTTTGGTATAGATCAGTTAAATAATGGACTATATCGTAGCAACGGAGCATTTGCTTCGTAAAATCCGAGAGAGAAAAGAAGCTCTCTCGCAAACGTTAGCTTCTGGAAGTATTGAAGATTTTGAACAATACCAAAGGATAGTTGGCGAAATCGCAGGTTTGAATTTCGTTGAACAGGAAATTCAAACCCTACATTCCAATATGGAGGATGCACATGACTAACACTGTTCCAGATAGAGTAGATAATTTTGGAAGTAATGGTAAACTTGCGGAAGTTAAAATTCAGGAAGAAAAGAACGTCATTACACCAGAAAATCTAGAATCACATGCAGATAAGTTACCACGTCCAACGGGGTATCGTATCTTAATATTACCTTTCTCATTACCACAAGTCACTAAAGGAGGGATTCACATTGCCAAATCAACACTTGATAAGGAACGACTTGCAACTGTTGTTGGCTATGTTGTTGCTATGGGCTCTGATGCCTATGGTGATATGAATAAGTTCCCAGAAGGTCCTTGGTGTAAAGAAGGTGATTGGGTTATCTTCGGTCGTTATGCTGGAGCTCGTTTTAATATAGAAGGCGGAGATATGCGTCTTTTAAATGATGATGAGATTTTAGCAACTATAGATGATCCAGAAGCAATTTTATCATAAACAATCATGGAGAATACCATGCAACAAGAAGCAGAAAAGATAGAACTAGAACTTCCTGAAGGGGAGGTAGATATAAGCGCAGCAGATGTTGATGATTCAATTAAAGAAGAAAAAATAGTTGAAGTAGTTGCGGAAAAGAAAGATGAGTTGGATCAAATCAGTGAGTCAGTACAAAAACGCATTGATAAGCTAACTTACAAGATGAGAGAGGCGGAAAGACAGCGTGATGAAGCGGTTACTTACGCTCAAAGTATTAACCAAAGTAACTCTAATTTAAAAG